GCGCCCTTCGCAGCTTTGTTGGAGGCTACCTCGGATCTCAGCCCAGCTGCGATGGCAGTTCCCTCTTTCGAGGAGGAGCTTAGGGCAGCGCAGGCCATGGATTTCCCGCGTGCTGCTGAAGCCCTGCTCGACACTCAAGGATTTACTCCTAAGGCTAGAAGACATCGCGAAAATGCGGGAGCGGGATTGCTACAAGAATCCGGTACGCGGCAGCGGATTCCGTCGGCAACGCATAATATCCCGACAGGAGCAAACTCCGCCGCCCCGCGAGCACTAACTTGGACCTGATATCCCGAGAGGCAAAGGTTTGGTGGCTGGCTCATCAAGACGAGGTCAGAGCCCCACAAGGAATATTTGTGCCAGATATCGTGTCGCGACTGGCCAAAGAGTTTGAGTTCGTTGTCGTGCCAAGTGGTCTGCCTACAAACGAGGGACTGACGTTTAGGGAAGGGCGCTTAATAATTGACGGTAAGCAAATCGTGATCGGGGAGTTCGTCATTTATTCTGATGGCATTGCAGCTAAAGTTTCATCGACGACAGCTGATGCAGACCTAGTTATCGAAAGAGCCTTATCCCTTGGAGCCGACCTCGGCATCCGAGTGCCGATTACGCCTCCGGTTCATTTCTATCAGAGTTTCGTAATCTGCGAATTTTCTAGGTCAATCGACGAACTTATCGTGGGCTACAAGGCACTATCTCACACAATTCAGCAAAAAATGCAGCTACCTACTTCTACTCATTTGAGCGCACTCATGTTGTCAGTTGATCCAGAATCATTGCCTCGACGAGTCGCCGAAATTAACCCGACGGCTTTTCGGATAGAACGAAGGGTCGGCATCTCCTACGACAGAAATCGCTATTTCTCTATGGCCAATACTTCGACGGCAACACATTTGGAGCTTCTGGAGGAAATTGAACGTTCCGTTCTGGTGCGGCGGTGAGATTCCCGTTGATTAAAGTGGAACGGAAAAAGTGATTACTTTGTAACCCGACTCTTATACGAAAACGTCATCATCCAATAGTGCGCATGACGACCGCTTCGGCGCTGCGAGGTCGATATTCGACCAGCGGAGGCCCTGGACGGCCGTGTCGCCTTGGCTTGCCGCCGAGCGGGGCCAGGATGCGCGCTACTGCTTGAAACGCGATCAGTCCGGAACCAGCATGCCGAAAATGTCCGACGCCGATCTGCGCGCGCTGCTCGCCGCGGAGAAGGCCGATGCCTTGTCCGCGATGTGGGCGTCCAAGCTCTCGGAGGAGCGCGCCGCCGCGCTCGACTATTACCTCGGCGACATGTCGCGCGACATGCCGGCGCCGGACGGCCGCTCGAAGGCGGTGTCGACCGACGTCGCGGACACGGTGGAAGGGCTGATGCCGGCGCTGATGGACATCTTCACGTCGGGCGACGAGGTGGTGCGGTTCGAGCCGGTCGGGCCGGAGGATGTTGCCGCCGCCGAGCAGGAGACGGATTACGTCAATCACGTCTTCATGCAGCAGAATGCCGGCTTTATCGTGCTCTATTCCTTCATCAAGGATGCGCTGCTCTCGAAGGTCGGCATCGTCAAGGTGTGGTGGGAGACGCGCGAAGAAGAGGAGCGGGAAACCTATTACGACCTCGATGACGCGGCGTTCGCGGCCATCGCGGCGGACCCGGACGTGGAGATCGTCGCGCATACCGAGCGGCGGGTGGTGAATGGCGAGATGGCCAATGGCGAAACAGCGAACAGCAAAGAGGCAAACCACCATTCGCTATCAGCTGTTCGCCATTCGCTACTCCACGACGTCACCGTGCGGACCACGCGCACCCGCCAATGTGCGCGCGTCGAAGGCGTGCCGCCGGAGGAATTCGGCATCGCGCGTCATGCGCGCTCGATTCGCGATGCGGACTATTGCTTTCACGACGTGCTCAAGTCGGAAGCCAAGCTGATCGCGCAGGGCTACGACCGCGAGCAGATCAAGCGCCTGCCGTCCCATGCGGTCACGGATACGGTCGAGGCGCAGGCCCGCGACACCGTCAACGAAGGCACGCAGAAACAGGGCGACGACGGGTTCAATACTGCCAGCCGCCTGATCCGGGTCACCGAGCACTACGTGCGGATGGACTACGAGGGCAACGGAAGGCCCGGGCTCTATCGCATCACCACCGGCGGTGAAGGCGACGTGCTCAAGCGTGACGGCGAACCTGACGTCATCGAGGAGGACGAAATCCCGTTCGCGGCGATGACGCCTGTCATCATCACCCACCGGTTCTTCGGCCGCTCGATCGCCGATCTGGTGATGGACATCCAGCGCATCAAGACCGCGCTTTTGCGCGCTCTGCTCGACAATGCCTATCTGGCCAACAATCCCCGCACCGAGGTGCCGGAGAGCCACGCCACCGAGACCACGTTGGATGACCTCCTGGTGTCGCGACCGGGCGGGATCGTGCGCACGAAACTGCCGGGAGGCCTGAGCGTCATCGCGCATCCCGATGTCGGCGGCCACGTCTTTCCGTTGCTGCAATACCAGGATGCCACGCGCGAGTGGCGCACGGGCGTGTCGCGGCAGGGCCAGGGCGTCGATCCCAACGTCCTGCAGAACCAGGTCGCAACTATCGCCAACCAGATGTTCAACGCGGCGCAGGCCAAGATGAAGATGATGGCACGCATCTTCGCCGAGACCGGCATCCGCGATCTGTTCTCGCTGCTGCACGCCGTCGTCCGCAAGCACGGCTCGCAGCCGCAGACGGCGCGCCTGCGCAACCAGTGGGTCACGGTCGACCCGCGCGACTGGAAGGCGCGCAACGACATGACCATCAATGTCGGTTTAGGCACCGGCACCAAGACCGAGCAGCTCGCGCATCTCAATATGGTCATCGGCGCCCAGGAGAAGGCCATCGCAGCCGGGCTGGTGAGCCCGAAGAACCTCTACAATTCGGCCAAGGAGCTCACCAGGCTCGCGGGCCACAAAAACGTCGACCTGTTCTTCACGCCCCCGGGCACGCCACCCGCCCCGAACGACCCGGCGTCGGCCCCGATCCAGCCTCCGTCCGATCCGAAGGCGCAGGAAGCGCAGCAGCGCATCGAGCTCGAGAAAACCAAGGCTGGGGTCGATGCGGAGCTCAGCGCGCAGAAGCATCAGGCCGACCGGCAGATGAGCGCGGCCAAGATCGCGGCCGATACGCAATTCAAGCGCGAGCAGCTGAAGACCGAATTCGAGCTGAAGGTGCAGCAGATGAACGCCGAATTCGCGCTCCGGCGCGAGCAGATGGCGGCCGAGATGGCGTTGAAGCGCGAGCAGATGCAGCTCGACGCGCAGGTCAGGCACGGCGTGGGCCATGCGAGCGCCGAGGGCAGCCTTCGCCCGCAGGCGGGTTTCGACGGTAAAGCGAGCATGGCCGGGTCAAGCGGGATCGACGGCGTGCGCATGGGCGGGGAGGTCGGATAATGCCCACGTGTCGCATGTCGAGAGCCGCGGCCATCGCGTGGGGGCCACCGCCAACAGTAGCCCGATCCTTGGCGTCGTTGGACCTAGCCGCGCCCGCGGTAGGTCGCAATGCCCTGGTCAGGCAACCAGACGTTCGCAGGCAACGTTCCGGTCTCCCAGAACACATCGATCGGTATTCCGCCGCGCGGGGACCAGTAGCCGCCGATGCGGAGGTAGGCTGGCTCGAGAACCGTCGCTATGCGTTTGCCGATTACGAGTGTGCATTCCTCGTGAAAGTCGCTGTAGCTCCGGAAGGATGCGAGATAAAACTTCAGAGATTTGGACTCGATGAGCCAAGCTCTGGGTACGTAGTCGATTACAAAATGCGCGAAATCCGGTTGCCCCGTTACCGCGCACAGCACCGTGAATTCCGGTGCCGAGAAGCGCACGACGTAGGCCATATCAGCGTGGGGATTGGGCACCCGGTCGAGCACCGCTTCATCGGGCGTTGTGGGTGCCGGAGTAGGCCGACCCAGGTAGGTGAGAGCAGGTGAAGGTTTGCGCCGCATGGGCAGGGGCCTCAAATTCCTCGCCTGGAGTTCTACCGTTCTAAACAGCGTAGAATATATGGCGCTTCGCGTCTCTAGGAACGGAAGGTGGGTAACAACGCTCTACCCTTTGTGTCACGCGTGACAATACAAACGAACGCCGGTTCGTATGCGTAACAAACCGAAACGACGCGTTCGCGCGGATATATGTTGACTTTGTAATCCGAATCTCGTACAAAAGTGCATCATCTAAAAATGTGAGTTGATCACCGCTTTGGCGCCGCAAGGTCGATCATCGACCGGCGGGCCGGCGCGATCGATGCGACATGGCTTCCGCCGCGGAGCCCATGAATACGATCTGCTGCGCGCAGCGCGCTGAGGTCTCACGAACAACAACGCCGAGATGGACATGATCCGGCAGTCTACGGGCATTGACGCATGAGCGAAGACAAGCTGCAGGCATCGATCTCGCGCGCCGCGCGCGCCGAGGCGCTGCTCAAGAACGAGCTCCTGCAGGAGGCGTTCACAAAGCTCGAGGATGATTACACCGCGGCCTGGAAGACCTGGCCGGCAGCCGATCGCGATGGACGCGAAAGACTCTGGCAGGCGGTCAACGTGCTCGGCAAGGTGAAAGACCATCTCACGCGCGTCGTCGCGGACGGCAGACTCGCGCAACGCCAATTGAGCGACTTGGTTCACAAGCCGCAATAACCGAGGACCATCATGGATCTGAACAGCGAGGCCGCTTTACACGGCAGCGAGCAATCTCCTATCGCGCAATCTCCTATCGCAATCGTGCCGGCGCCCGCCGGCGACCAACCGATGGATGCGCGCGAAGCCGCGCGATCGCTGGCGGCATGGCGCCACAATCGCGACCAGCAGCCCGACAAGTGGAAGGATCAGCCGCAGCCCGGCGCGCCGCGCGCACAAGGCGCCGCCGTGCCGCAGGTTGCCCAGGAATCGATCCCCGCGCAGGCGGGATACGACGCCGGCGAGCTCCCAGCTCCCCCCGGCGAGACCCAGGATGCCGATCCGGCAGCCTCCGATCCCCGCGCGGATGCCGGGACGGACCTGCCGCCCATCGAGCCGCCGAGGTCTTGGACGAAGGAAGACAAGGACCTCTTCACGAGCCTCCCTCGCGATACGCAAGAGCGAATTGCCGAGCGCGAGCGGTCACGGGAGGGCGACTTCAGCCGCCGTCAGCAGGAGGCCGCCGAAAAGAGCAAGGCCCTCGAGGCCGAACGCTCAAAGGCGGAACAGGCAAGGCAACAGTATGAAGCTGCTCTGCCGCAGCTTCTCCAGACTCTGCAACAGCAGCAGGCGGGCGAGTTCGCCGATATCAGGACCTTGGCGGACGTCGAACGGTTGGCGCGCGAAGACTGGCCACGCTACGCGCTGTGGGACGTGCAGCAAAAGAAAATTGGCGAGGTCGCACAGCAGCTCATGCTGGCACAACAGCGACAAGCCCAACAGAGAGTGCAGCACTTCTCGGAATTCGCCAGGCGCGAGGATGATCTCTTCAAGGAGAAAGTCCCCGACATGGCGGACGCCAAGAGAGCGGCCGGTTTGCAAACTGCGGCGCTCGCGGTGCTCAAGGATTTGGGCTTCCAGGAAACGGAACTGGCGCAATCGTGGCACGGTCAGAAGGACTTGTCTCTGCGTGACCACCGCGTGCAGCTCCTGATCCGGGATGCGACGCTGTGGCGCGATGCGCAAGCCAAGGCGAAAGCGGCGGCAACCAGGCCTGTCCCGCCTGTTCAGCGGCCCGGCGTCTCGCAGCCCAAAGGGGCCGCGCACGAGGCGCAGGTTCAAGCTCTCACCACGAAGCTCGAGAAAACCGGCAGCCTCAAGGACGCGGCAGCATTGCTCCGCGCCCGGCGCGCTGCCCGATAGAAAGGCACGACAATGGCTGTTCCCAGCAATACGTTTCAGACCTATCAGGCGATCGGAAATCGCGAAGACCTGTCCGACGTCATCTATCGTATCGATCCGACCGACACGCCCTGCATGACCGCGTTCGAGCGGGAAAAGGCGTCCGCGGTCAATCACGAATGGCAGACGCAGGCGCTCGCCGCCGTCGATACCGGCAATGCGGTGGTCGAAGGCGACGACGCCACGTCAGACGCGGCAACGCCGTCCGTCCGCCTCGGCAACTTGTGCCAGATTTCGGACAAGGTGGCGCGCGTGTCCGGCACCCAGCGTGCGGTCGAGCACGCCGGCCGCGACGACGAGCTTGAATACCAGGAGACGCTCAAGGGCCTCGAGCTCAAGCGCGACATGGAATCGATCCTCGTCGGCACCAACCAGGCCAAGGCCGCCGGCGACGGAACGACGAACCCGCGCAAGACGGCATCGATCCTGTCCTGGATCAAGACCAATACCGACAAGGGCAGCGCCGGCGGCGCGGCCGATCCTTCGGCGGCGGACGGCACCGGCACCCGCACCGATGGCACGCAACGCGCCTTCACCGAGGCGCAGCTGAAATCCGTGCTGCAGAAAATCTGGAACAGCGGCGGCAAGCCCGACACGATCTTCACCGGCGGCTTCAACAAGCAGGTGTTCTCGACCTTCACCGGCCGGGCCACGCCCACCGAGGATACCAAGGCCAAGAAGATCGTGGCCTCGGTCGATGTCTACGAGAGCGATTTCGGCCGCCTCAGCGTCGCGCCCAACCGCTTCATGCGGCCACGCGACGTCCTGGTGCTGCAGACGGAGATGTGGGCGGTCGCGTTCCTCAACGGCCGGCGCATGGTCTCCATTCCGCTCGCACGCACGGGTGACTCCGAGCGTCGCCAGATGCTCTCGGAGTACACGCTGGTGGCGCGCAACGAGAAGGCCTCCGGCGGCGTGTTCGATCTCACCACGTCCTGAACGAGCGAATAGCGAATAGCGAGTAGCGAGTTGCGAGCGGCGAGTAGCCCTATTCGCCATTCG